AGATGCTGCATTAGACTCTTTCCGAGCCGATGGGCTCTTGGAGGGAGATGATCCGAAAAAGGTGCTTACTGTTGCGAAGGGGGCAGTAGCCACCCTGAGATCCTTGACTGCTCGTGATCAAGAATGGATGGCTGAAGCGGATGCTTTGATTGAAGCCTTTGCTCATCACATTCCACAGATTGATCTTGTAGGAGAGCTCAAGAAGAATCCTGGATGGTTTCGAGAGGCAAGATTGCCCTGGTTGCATGATGATCGATTCTTTTTGAGAGGGATCAATCGTCGTGGAGATGTCAGAGATAGGCAGCCTTTGAATGGCTGGACTTGTGGAAATCCTCCTGAAGACTGGATCCCTCCCATACGTTAGTCGCTTATTTATCAAGCGGCAGTAGCACAGTTAGGTAGTGCAGCGGGCTTATACCCCGTTTAGAGTGCTGATAACCTCAAGGTCATGGGTTCAAATCCCATCTGCCGCATCATTGAAGGGTGGATTAATAAGGGTGCCAGCACTACGAATGAGTAGTGAGAGATATGGGGAACGCACACATACACGCAGATAAGTTGCATCGAAATGAGGCATGGCTTCGTAAAACATATGTGGATGAAGGCAAGACGATGCAGGAAATTGCAGATTCTCAGGGAGTAACTGCAGCAGCAGTATGTGGAATGTTGAAGAAGTTTGAGATCCCTACTCGTCGTCGTGGCCGTCATATCATTGGCTGTAAGTGTGGAGCCTGTCCATCAACAAAACCAGGAGCCGCAGCCAATCCTAAGCCATCAAGGACGATCAAATCCGTTTCCATAGATGTTGAACCCTTATCTCCTCCAAAGTTTGCGACACAAATTAGTTTGGAAGAGCTGCAGAAATTGAAACTCCGCCTTCAGAAAGACATTGAAGCAGTGGATAGAGCGATCGCGCTCCTTGAGTAAGAAAACGTGCGGTTAAATAGGTGACTGCGCGTAACTTCATGTGGGGAGATGATGTGCGTTATGCAAGTTTATTCAGTGGCGTTGAAGCTGCTACGGTTGCCTGGCACCCGTTGGGGTGGGAACCTGTCCTTTTTGCAGAGTTTGATGCGTTCCCCTCAGCAGTGTTGGCGCACCATTATCCAGATATTCCCAATGTAGGAGATGTTACTCAATATGACTGGAAACAACACAAAGGAGAAATCGATCTCATCGTCGGAGGATCTCCCTGTCAATCATTCTCCGTTGCCGGAAAGCGACTCGGATTGGACGATCCTCGCGGCAACCTTTCCTTGGAATACCTTAGAGTGGTCCGAGATGTGCAGCCCCGCTGGTTCCTCTACGAAAATGTCCCTGGACTTTTGTCATCGGGATCCGGAAGGGACTTTGCTGCCTTCATTGAAGAAGTGGAGAAACTCGGGTATGGGTGGGCCTACCGGATCGTGGACGCGCGCTTCTGTGGAGTCCCCCAGAGAAGGCGTCGAATCTTCTTTATCGGATGTGCTGGAGGAGATTGGAACGGTCCAGGAGCAATTTTATTTGAGCCCGAGAGCCTGTCTCGGTATTTTGAGGCGTGCTCATCGGAGGGGGAAAGCATTACCGGAACCTCTGGAGACAGCACTGAGGGAGAAAGCGGAGCTGGGTCCGAACGATCCGATTCCGGATCTTTGATCGATGACTATCACATTTTCTCACAACGAGATGATACTGCACCAAATGGTTCGGTTAGTCCGCGTGATCATTCGCCTTGTTTGAAGGCCACGGATTCTAAGGGACCACCAGTAGTGTGGCGGATGACTCCAACGAGCTCGGGCAAGAATTGGCGTGTGCGGGAAATTGATGAATCTCAAACCATTACCACCGATCCGAGTCCTACTGGACGTCTGGGTGGAGATGTGGTGATGGAGAGGTTTCCTGTGGATGTGTATAATGGACAGATCTACTCATCTGATTCTCCAACTCCTACGATGACGACTGGAACGGGTGTATGTAATGCGTCCGGTCCGAAGGTAGGGGAGCGGCCAATAAGTCTTCATGCCACTCAAGATCCAATTACTGACGAAGATGTCTTTCCTGCTCTGGGCACTGGAGGTTCCTCCGGATCTGGTTCATTGGCCGTTGCGATACCAAATGTAATGGCGGTTCGGAAACTTACTCCTCTTGAATGTGAACGACTACAAGGCTTTCCAGATAATTGGACTCAGATTCCCTGGCGGAACAAACCAGCAGAGAGGTGTCCGAATGGGCATCGATACAAAGCCATGGGGAACTCTATGGCTGTGCCAGTTATGGGATGGATAGGCAAGAGATTGGATGTAGTGGATAAATTGATGGCGAATGGTGAGAAGAAATGAAAAAGAATCACTATCTTAGTATGTTCATAATTTGGGCGACAATAAGTGTTTTCATTTGTCTGATTATTGATATTGAAGGTCATTCATATACTGCCTGTTCTTTGTTAGTAGTCAGTTCGTTGGTGACTATTTCTTATTGGGAGAAGTGGACAGAAGAATACAAAGTCAAGCATGGATTTAGATGGTGGATGGTTTAGAAGGTGAAAAGATATGAGTGAAATAATGCTATTGACGGGTGACTCCGTAGAGAAAATGAAAGAGTTAGATGACAATTCTATTGATGCGATTGTTTGTGATCCTCCCTATGGATTGAAGTTTATGTCTCGTAAGTGGGATTATGATGTTCCTTCTGTTGAGCTCTGGGCCGAAGCCCTACGAGTGTTGAAACCAGGAGGACACCTTCTGGCATTTTCAGGATCCAGAACATACCATAGGATGGTAGTCAATATCGAAGATGCGGGATTTGACATCCGCGATCAAATCATGTGGATCTACGGTTCTGGATTTCCCAAATCAATGAATGTGGCAAAGGCTATCGAATCTCAAATTACATTGGGCAAATCAAATACAAGATCACTAAAGGAAACGGAACAATCTGGTGATGGTGAATCATATACGATCCGTGGTCGAAATAATGGATTGATGGGTGAGGAACGAGTCTTTGATCGTAAAACATACACTCCTCAAGGAGAAGCTGCCGATTGGAATGGATGGGGAACTGCTTTGAAACCTGCTCATGAGCCCATCGTGGTTGCCAGGAAACCAATACCAACTACGGTAGCAAAGAATGTCCTTGAATATGGAACTGGAGGACTTCATATTGATGCGTGTCGTGTAGGTGATGAGGAGATCAGTGTCCATAATGCTCCGAAAGGAACATTTGCTGGTGGCGAACCCGATCGCGGATCTGAAACAATTTATCGCACTCATGCTGGTCGATGGCCCGCTAATGTGATTTTATCACATCATGTAGAATGTGTAGAGAGGGGAATGAAGAAAGTCAAAGGGACTCCTCGAGATGCTCGGAAAAGTGAATCTACTAAGTTCGGTGGAGTGTTTGGTGAAAGTGGTGTTGCTACCGGCCAAGCTGGACATGCAGATGCTGATGGCTTAGAAACCATTGAAGATTGGGAATGTCATCCAGAGTGCCCCTTTGTTGGATTTCCTGATGCGAAAGGACGGATCGGGATGAATAAGTATAGCGGAGCAAATCAGATCTATGGAGAGTTCAAGGTCAGTGATCAATCCTTTTCTACTGCAGGCAAATCAGATGGTGGAACTGCTGCTCGTTTCTTTTACTGTGCTAAGGCATCGAAGAAAGAGAGAAATCATGGATTGGGAGATCTCCCAGATGTTGTGAAGGCAGCGGCATTTCAGAATCGAGTATGTGGATTATGCAATAAACATGAATTGGATTCTAGTTTGGATCGGCGTTGTGTTTGTGATACTCCTCAGTGGGAGGCAGGTAGGCTGACTCCGACAAAGAATAGTCACCCTACGGTGAAGCCAATCGCTCTCATGAAGTATCTCTGTAAATTGGTTACTCCTCCTGGAGGAGTCATTCTTGATCCGTTTATGGGGTCTGGAACCACAGGAATTGCAGCGGTGGGTGAAGGATTCGATTTTATCGGCATTGATTTGGATGAGGAATATGTAGATCTGTCTCGTGTTCGTATTAATGTGGCACTCACTGAGCTCCAGGAATCAATCACGGTTCCACAAGACGATACTGCCACCGAATGACTCGTGGAGAATCTGCGAACATAGTCCGAAAATCTCCTATTGCATCAATGATCAACCATGGTTTATCCTCAGGATCGTCATAAGTGTAGTCTCTATCTATCTCGAGAGATTCCTTTGTGGCGGCTTTCCATAGATTGCCGAACATGATTTGATCATCAGATCCTTTACTACTATCTGCTTGTCCATACTCAAATGCGTTTTCCAGGTCGGCCAATTGACGCAACTGTTTTCCTGCCCAACTTTCTGGTGGAGGGAGTATATCACAGCCTTCGAGATCCTCCGTTCCGCCCGCCATCTGAAGAGTTGCTTTCCGATCTACAAGTTCTGATACCAATTTATTCA